ACAATAGAATCACTAGAAGCATTAAAAGTCAACCTCCCAGAATTAAGTAAAATTTGGTTTCCCTGATATTGAGATGTTAAAGGTGGGGTTACATCATCTTTAGAAAATGAATCCCTAATATCTGTTGATGGGAAAAATGGTACTTGTTGGGTAGAAGTTAAATAAATTGAGGATAAATCATTATTTATGTCTTCTGCGATAGGTTGCCATCCGGGGATGTCATCATATTCGGTTTGCCCATTCCTGATAATAGTAATAGGGTCACCACTTTCTCCTTGTAATGACCATTGATTAGCAACTAAGGATTCTTTAACAGTACTACCTATTCTAATAGAATTTCCCCACCTCCCTTCTAAAATATAATCTCCTTCATAAGGAATTAAAGGTCTAATATTAGATTGCTCTACAAAAGTATTCCCTAATGAAAGCGTAGGTTCCTCATCAGATACTGTATTAGGAGAACCTGCAGAAGCTTGATCATAAGAGGATTGTTGTTGTTCTGGGATGGGGGGAGAAACTGGAATTACGTTATGGTGAATACTATTCCATACATTAGTAGGGGGAAAATAATAGTTAACAGTTTGGGTAGATTTTATATCTACCTCTTTCCCAGGCATTTTTAATATAGCTACAATTTCACCTATTACAGGATAAAATTTCATATTAGAAAATAAAGGAAATGCTTTACCTAATACTGAAGCTTGGCTATTAGTAGGACTAGGATTACTTACATCATCAAATTCAATAACACCAACTGCTGACCATTGACCTAATCTATTAAATAAAACAGGATCGCTATTATCTAATAATATGGATTTTACTCTCCCATATATAATTTGAGAAGTAGAAGAAGCACCACCTTGTTTAGGAGAAGCGACATTACTTAGAGCACTAAATCCAAACTGAGTAGCCATTATTTTTTCTTATCCCCGTTAAATTTTTTAACCTCTGCTAATAATTGAGCTTTTTCTTCTTCGGTCATACCAAAATTACCATCGTCATCACCCTCATTTTGTATAGCACGTTGAGCAATAGTAGCCATTTTAATAAGCTGTTCATCATTCTTAACAGAAATTTCTAAATATTCTTTAAGAAGGGGAACAACAAGTGTAGCGTCTCCAATATCTTGAATTAAGGGTTTTAATTCCGAGATTAGAGTAGAAATTTGTTCTTCTTTTTTCTTTTGGTTATTATAGATTTCTTCTAAAATGTCTCCAAAATTTTTACCACCAAATATATTTTTATCTAATTGTCCCATATTCATAAATATGGTTCGTCTTCAAAGTTGGTATAACCGTTTTCTTTATAAAAAATAAAATGTTCTTGATAAATATCCCCTAATTTTCCTGCTATTTTAGTAATATGTGGGGTTTTTACATCAACCATTTCCCTAATATAAATGTAAAGAGCTTTTTTATTAAAAATATCTATTTGATCTCTTCTAGCAAATATAGATAAAATAGCATCTGCTACTTGAGCATCTTTTAATTTAGGAAATAATTCTGAGAGATTATTATAGCAATGTTCTATATACTCATCCATAAAATCTGATAAGTGGTCTTTCTCTAATGGGTCATAATCTATATCATATGAATGTTTTAAATCATGGTGTAATTCTTCAACAGGAGCTTTATCTATTCTTTTTTTATAATTTTTAGTATTTTGTATAATTAAATACCGTTTAGCAATTGTCCCAAAATATGAAAATGCTTTTGCTCCCCGTGATTGGTCAAATAAATGAATTTTATCTAATAAAAATGTAATTACTTCATGTTGGAGGTGTTCAATTTCATTTACTTCTGTGTAATAAAATTTAAAAGTGTGAATTATATTTTCGGTTAGCTTAAAAAAAGCATAATGGATCTCCTTACGATAGATCTCACTACGCTCTTCAGGGTCTGTTGAATTATTATATCTTACTATAGCATCCTCTGTTGCTTGTGTAAAATATTGATTTTTAGACTTCTTTTTTCTTTTTCTTTTTATTGGTTGGCTCATAATTTATCTACCCTAAAATTGGATAGAATTCTCTGAAGTTCTTTAATTTGTTCATACATAAAACCAATTTCGTCATCGCTTTTAAAGATTTGACGCTCATCTATCTTTTTGAGCTTTTCATCAGAGACTTCTATAATTCGACTTAATTGATCTAAGTAAGTAATATATCCTGCAAGGATATCTTCTTGCTTTTCATTTTTACGTAAAAGGTTAAAGGTTGTGAATCCTAAGACCACAACCAAAACCCCTAATATGCTGATGACTATTGTTTCTATCATAATTTATCAAATAAATCTTTTAGACCTTTACTTTCAAGTTGAGAAAGTGCTTTGTCTTTAGTAGATTTTTTAGTTTCCTTCAATGTAAAATTCTCCTCCTGGGGGGGCACGGGATTTTTAAATTTAGGTAACCATTCTCTTTCAAATTCAATTCTAGCAGCCATTAGATCTGCCTGATGGAGAATATATGGGAGAGATGTACGTGGTTTTTGTTCTGGTTGGAATGCAAATAAATATTTTTTATTAGCATCATCGTACAAACCATCATGTGTTTGAATTGCCAACATCTCATTAAATGAATATTGAATGCCATGAGACTGTAACATAAACAACCCCCTATCAGGAACAGAAGCAAATGCAAGTTCTTTATTAAACATGTAATCTTCTCCTAATTTATCTTTTCTCCATTTATCAGTCTGGGGGATGTATGATTCATGGTTTTCATCTCCCATTTTACCTAAATCATGGTTAATAGCAGAGAAAACTAATTCTTCCTTAGTAAAAGTAGACATATCTGCCCCTTCATCTTCCCATAATTTTACTTGTTTAAGAGCGCAACGAACAACTCGATTTACATGTTCAACATACCCACCTGGGAAAGCATTATGATATTCTTTTTTATGGGCTGCAGGCATTAACATAATACGTTCTTTATAAGTATCATAAAAAGCCATAAGTGCTTCTCTACGAGGTCTAGAAATATATGTTTCAATATTATCACAGAACTCTTCCCAATTAGTCTGAATTTGCTCAGCTGTTAGTTTCATTATATACGATTTTGTTCGTTTGAGCTCATGGGTTCGCGTTCAATCGCGGCTTTAACTTCTGCTACTAATTCTTCACATAAAATTTTAGCATCGTTTACTTCTTGACGATTTCCTCTTCCATTATGGAATTCAATATGCTTTAATTTAGCTTCAATGTTTTCGAGCTTGCGCTGGATGTGTTGTCTGTATTGCATTTTTTATAGATTTGATTTAGAAGTTACGATGAAAAATTTAAGAAATCAAGGTATTTTTTAAGTATTGCACATTTTTCATACTCTTCTTCGATTTCAAAGTATTTTAGTGATTTACTTAACGCTTCATGTAAATTATCATTTGTTTCTTCGAATAAAACTTTTATATGATATTTGTCTTGAATATCAATTTGAATTAAGTATTCATAAGCTCTACTATACAACATCATTTCTCCTGTTTCTTCAATTTCCCTAGTATTTAATTCAGGGTCTGAGGAACCAAAAAATCTAATAAGTTGTTTATTATATGCTGTATAATTTTGAACTAATTTAGTAAACATCTTAATATAGTAGCGTGGATGATTTTCCTCAGAAAGTTTAGAAGTATTAGTTAAAAAACTAACCTGAGGGAAATCATTATCATCTCTAGAAGATGAGTTAAACGCTCCAAATATTTTATTAATGTCCAAAGTGCCGTTCTATAGTTTCTAATTGATCTTCGGCATCCGCTAATTTCTGAATTGCTTTTCTTCCCTCTTCAATAAAATGTTCTGAGGTATGTTCTCCAATACCAGCGGGAGATTCTGTAAGAAGTTCTAGTGTTAATAGCGCTTCTTCTTTGTCTGCTTCAGCCTGTTTTTTCAAAGCCTTTATTAGTCTGTATTCCATGATTATAAATATAATTAATTTCTAAATTGTTATAAGTTGTTGTATATGTCCAATATTTCATCTGCAATGGTGATCTGCGGCCCTTGTTGCAATTTGCTTATGGGGCTTTATATTAACTTTATATCCGTAAGAACTAGCCCACCCTCGAGCAGCTGATACAAGTTTATTACTCATAAAATACTCGTCATCGTTATAATCCATATCAATTTCAAAACGAATACCTGGGAGATTATTTGAGAGTAACTCTGCTAATTGCATAGTACGTTCTGTTTCTAACCATAACCTACTCCAATCATCCTTAATAGGTGGAAATGTTTCTTTACAATAAATATAATGAACTCCCTTCATAGGGTAACGATATGCAATAGCTGTTACATAATTTATATTAGATCCTACTCTTTGTGAATCAGTTCCAATATGTGTTTCTACAAAGGGATTTTCTTGTATAATTTTAGCTGTGTAATTAACAGGATTTACTTTCCTGTTTTTTATTGTTCTAAAATTCATGTACCGGTGGAGGGACTCGAACCCCCAATTGCTTGATCCTAAGTCAAGTGCGTCTGCCAATTCCGCCACACCGGCATAAACAACTTAAAGTACATCCCACTCGTAAGCTGCTTGCATATATGCCGAACCTGTGTTAAGGTTAGGGTTTTCTCTCAAAATAGCCATTGCTTCTGCTCTAACTTCATTTCTCAAGCCGTAAATATCGGCTTGTTCCATAATAGCTTCAACTGTCTGATTCATATTATTAATTTTGTAATTGGGGGGAGCTGGCGACTCCCCCCTCAAACAACATGGCAACACTCTTAGGCTGCGAATTCCTTCGCAACTTCAAAGAGCTTTTGATTTACATCCAAATCTTGCTTAAAGTTCTTGATCTTACGTGCTTTACGCAACTTAATACCTGAAATGTATTCGAAATCTCCTTCAACAACTTTCTCTTGAACGAGGTTAAACACACTCCAAAGATCATTACCTGCATCTTCCTTACGGACAGGCTTCAAGAACTCATCCAAGTCAATCTTGTAAACTTGATCAACTTTTTGGTTTTCTTGAACTTTAAGTCGAGTTTCGAGTGCCTTACGAGCCAAATCATACTTTTGGGGCTCTGACAACTCTGTATTTTTAAATTTATTCATACTCTCAACTGTGAGAGGCAACTTTTCAACCATCTCATTGATGGTTTCACGGAGGGTATCAAAATCATAACCCATGTGACGGATTCGCATCTTACCAAATTCTTGGTCTGCAATTACCAATCCATTAGAACACACGAATCGGTACATTCCGGCTTGGAAGCTAAACGCATTTTTACCATCATGTGAATTCGTCATGATAATTTGAGGCCAAACATTATCACCGTCTTTACCTTCAACAATCAAGTCTGGGTGACGGAACACAATCATGTGTTTTTGATAACCTTTAGTTGCATTTTTACGAGCTGCAACTTGTTGTGCTTGGATCACACCCCAACCCAACTCACGCATATCGTCAATGACTCGGTTTGTAGGAATGTGAGTATAGTGCTTAGACACTTCATTACTCGCCTTTTCACTAAAGGCAACAGGACAAACATCTTTAATCTGTTCATCAGTCAAGAACTCTTGGTTCTGGTCGTTGTTAAACATCAAATCGCTCATGTTAATTGATTTTTGGGTTTTCTTATTTCTCAATCTTACCCCATGAATATACGAACGATTTCCTGTGACGCCAAATTTTAGTATGACGGAAATGTGACTAAGGTTTATTTATGCAAATTACTTATCAAAATTTGATAATCCTCAGGTAAAACATAACCATCACTTTCCCATCGCCCTCCTGGGATCCCTTGATCTAAGAATTTCCTCCAGATATTAAATTTAGTATTTAAGTATGATTTATCAGGGGATTCAGTAGTTTTAATGATAATTTTTTCTATATCTTGTTGTTTATTAATAATAACAAACATTGTTTCATATAAAATATTAGCTATTGTATTACATACTTGATAACAAGATTTATAATCTTTCCCTATAATAGGAGTGGAATCTGAATTTTTCCCTGGGAACCCATAAGAGGGGGTTAG